ACCACCTTTACTATAAGTTTACGATCCTTAGCAATATTAATCATATGGCGAGTTCCTCGCGAACTACCATCCCAGAATGCAACGAGCATGTCTGCATTACGCACCATCTCTATATTTCTAATATATTGCGTGCTTAACTCTAATGTATTCCAATCTACAGGAGACCTTTCGAGTGTAATTTTATTTTCCTTAGCATATTGCTCTCCGAGAGTATCTGCTCCACTTGCCGTCCCTGACATTATAACTTCTATACAATAATCGATTTCATCAAGTGTTATTGCAAGCAATTCATAATCAGTAAAACCTTGCGAGCCAGCTATGATTACTCTCATTAATCAACTTCTCCCGGAGCAGAATATATCGAAAATTCAAATGATGGATCTTTGTAGTTTTCGGTCACCCAGTCTATACCTTTTTTCTTAATAGCATAACGAACCTGCTCACACTTACACATTGTTTCTCCCTTACGAGTAAACTGCCCATAACGATCCTCAGTCTTCTCTTGCACATTATCCGTATCTTCAAAAGTAGTCTTCCCTGCATGACATAACCGATAACATTTCCACTTGTCTTGAGGTCGCTCGTTTTTCAAGATCTTAGGTTCTTCGGTATTCTTCATGATCTCATAGCGTTTTCGCAGCATCTCCTCTGTCTTCTCTAGATCTGAGTCATCAAGATGAACAGTAAGCGGTCCACCAGCATTAATAAAATATATAGTAATAAGAAAGGTGTGTACGTGGGGATAGAGATGTTTGGCCGCATAGTGATAAATTCGTAGCTGGGGATCTTTGTGAATATTATCGACCGTTTTTAGTTCACCTGTAGCCCAATCTTTTCGTAATCGCCCGCATTTGTAGTCGATTATCTCATAAATACCGTCACCAATATCTGTAACAAGATCGATAGTTCCTTTAAGAGCGAGTTTTCCGGCGAGCCCAAAACCCTCATAATTATATTCGGCCCAATCCTTATCTATTTCGAAATCAAAGTGAGGCTCGGCAGCAACAACGTTTCGATTACGAGGGTCGAACATTCCATCCTTGTACTGGATAGCCTTCCAAACTGAATTACAACAGTCCTTAAAATCCTTAGGTAACCACTCATGGTATGCCATCTTTGGAGTGTAATAATTGTAAACTCTAGACATAATCGTAGATAGATATTCCGGATCATAGTTGTCAGTTAGTACCTCTCCAATATTAGGGTCTGTTATTACGGACAAGCCATCCTGCTTACCCTTCTTTGCTACTGCGCAGATCTCTAGCATTTTGTGTGAAATTGTCCCTTTATCTGCGGCCTTCCCACTATTTCCTCTTATTCCTAATGTATATTCAATATAGGCACTCATTTCACATGCACGATGAGCATTGAATGAACTACTACGAAAGTAAACAACAGGTATTCCCATTTAGACTCCAAAGTTAACGTAAATTTTTACAGCCCAATTCCTTTAGGGCAAAATAGATAGCCTTATTCTGCTCGGCGATAGATAGCTTAGAATTATCAATAGTCATATGACAAAAATCAAAGTTGATTTGTTCGCTGGCATGTGCGTCACTAGACTGGAATATATCTCTACTGAGCCCAATATTTAGAGCCCCAACCTTGGTCAGTAGCTGCATTTCGTTTTCAAACCGCACATCACAGATTAGGGCGAGCTTTGGTTTATCATTTTCTATTCTTTTGAGTAGAGAATCAACCCAGATAGAATCATACATGCGTCGAAATATCTCTGTGCCCATGTACTGGAGCAGTTCCCTGATAGTCATAACCCCAGCCTTATGATGTATCAGATTAAGATGATTGTGTGTGGATTGTGTGTGTTCTATCTCCCACCCCTTAACTTTATTGTACAGCCGCATATTGGTAGTAACGCCGGGCATGTTCTCCCAATAAATATTGGTTTTAGTTGCCTTATCCTTATCTGTCCCATATACTTTATCTTTATCAACCCCAAAGAGATCAATAGCAATTCTCTTAAGGTTGTCAGCTAGGGCGTAGATACGTACTTCATTCCAGTCATTAAGGAAACTGTCTACGTCTACATATGGAGATTTAAATGGGAAATAGTCTTTACCTAATATCGTCTCCCCGTCTATGTCTGTTACTTCTATCTCTCCATTATTATCTACTCGGGCGTCCTTACATCTATAACTTTCTAATAGTTTGAGCATTACAATGAAATTACAGGAAGTGTTCTTTCCTCCTTGTTTTTTTGCGGCGAAACCAACGATCTGAGTCATACATTTATCTCCGGTTTAATTTCCTGATTAATTTCTTCTACAGTCATATCCCCAATGTCCCCCTTAGAAATATTTATAATATGACATCTGTACGTCCGTTCACACTGCTTATATATCTTAGCGGATGCTTGCTTCCCCGCTTCATCATTATCTACTATAATATAGATATCCATCGCCCCCGACTCATCAATAAGACTTAACTGTGGGGGATTTAGCGTTACTCCAAACATTGCAACACTATTATGAATACCGGCCTCTTCAAGTCGCCACACATTTCCTGCCGACTCAACTAGTATTATTGAACTAGTCTCATGTATGGAAGGAAGGGCTCTCCAATAATTATACAGCACCTTTTCCTTCTCAAAACCCCCACTGTGCCTCCATTTGGGAAAAACATGACATTTCTGGGCTGGATCGTGATAGTACTTACATTCTGCACATTGCTCAAAGAGACTTCTTCCTGTCACCCCCACCAGAACTTGTCCCGTCTCGTCATAAATTGGGACGACAGATCTATTATGCATAGGTTTGCCTTGAGCTAGACAAGTGCCTATGTCATAATCGTTTAACACATCTGTTGTATATCCTCTGTTAATATAATATTGTGACGGTATGGTGACCCTTTTTATATACTCTTCCTTTGGTATCTTCCCTTTTGGCTTTGAGGTCTCTAGACCGTTGACCATCCGCACGAAATCTTGATGGTGAGATACATTGCTCTCTCCTTTTAGGTCTCCAAACTTCAATCCGAACCTATTCAATAAGAACTCGATAGTATCATCTAGATGGACCGACTCGTCGCCCTTGTTGGTCCATCCATATTTTACATGAGATAGGGCCCCTCGAACCATACTTAATAGAGACGTACCGAAGTGATTTTGACAATCATGAGTCCTGCATTTCCAGTGGATTCTATAATCCGCATTATAATAGAGATTTAAAGCTGAGGTGTTATCTCCACCATGAATAAAGCACTTAGAGAAGATTACCTTGGCCCCTCTTCGCGGCCTTACGTTAAAATAATCATATATATCATCAATATTTTCAAGTAGGGATGCAGTTAGGGCATTTAATTTGTTTTGGTCAGTATACTTAGAATGGTACGTCGTCTTCATTTTTTGTGTTTTCATTTGATTCGACATTATTTAATAGCTCTATAGCTGTCTTTCCTTCTATAAGTTTACCATATTCCCCCCTCATAGACACATTAATATAGTCACCACTCTTTAATCCTTGTCCATGTCTAGCAATGATCGGCACCATCTTTCTATTACCATTTTGTTCTCCGTCCTTTGCGATTTCTTCATCTGATTTCTCTTTATAGATACTGAAATTAGAACACAGCCATATAATACGATCAGAACCACTCGCTGCGTCTGTTGATTCTTTTGTTATCCCATCTCTATTTAACTGGATAAAGCCCAGTATAGGTAAGTTATATCGTACAGCAAAATTGTGCAGGGCTGTCATCATGAATCCCAACAGTTGAAATTCCTTCAGATCTGACTTCTGCATCTCAGCCGAGTCCATCAGCTTTAAATAATCGTATACGATAACGCAGTCATTTGCCTTACCTTGATCATTAACTCCAACCTCTCTCGCTATCCACCGTCGCATAATGGATAACTGTTCTTCAAACGCCTTGCCACCAATGTTAATATGATAGAAAGGTGTATCTTTGTGTTCTCTGGCGATCTCCAGTAGTTTTTCTTTTCTATAGTCTGTAGATGCGAACTGACCAGTCTCTACATCGTTAATAGTAGACTTACCTTGAGTGTCATAAGAGATCATGGCAGTACCACGATGCTTCTGATCTTCCTCTGTCATTTCTGTATCAACAAATAGAACAGGGACGCCCCTTTTAGCGATATCGACACCCATATTGAGACCGATTAAACTTTTACCGCATTTTGATCTGGCCCCAATTATGTTAACTGTGCCTTTACGTAGACCTCCGCCAATAGCAAAATCAAACTTATTCCAACCTGTAGATATACCTATTTGGTCTACTGGATTCTTAGCTTTCTCCTCTAGATATGCTTCAAGATCCACAAATAGTTTTTTGGGAGAATCGTCAGTAGAACTCAATAACTCAGTAAAATTAAAAATAGCCTCTTCAGCTAGTCCTAGTATGTGAGATATAGACTCATCACCCTTAATGCGAGTATAGGCGTCTCGCGTTTCCTCCAATTGATCGTGCATCATTCGGGCTATCTGCAACTTGCGAATCTTAGCGCCGAATTTGCGAACATTACTGACTGCAACTGGGAATTTTAAGATAGCTCCTAAATGATCGAGTTCTTGACGTGTTGAGAAGAAGGATTGAAAACCCAATTCGCTAGCTGTAGACAGTATGGTAGGAACATCCAATTTCCTTGTATCGTCAGCCTCTAAAGCTTGTTTAGCACAAGAATATATAACAGAATTAGAATCTACAGTAAAGCTGCCATCATTTATAAGATCTGCTACATCAAAATAAGCCCCTGCACCGAAGCGGCATATACCAGCTAAAACCGCACGCTCGGCTGCAGGATCAGACAACATCATCTATGAGCGACCTCCACTAATACAATTATTACACATATATCGATCGGCCCTATGGACCAGTGCTATGCTTACATTAAAATCTTTTTTACAGGCAGAACAAGTAACATCAATCTTACTCGAAGACCTATAGGATTTAGCACGTGGGGTTATCTGAGAATCAGCTTTTGAGGCTCCTGCCATCTCCGCCTTCTCTCCCGAATTTAATTCTACCTCAAGATTTGGGAGAAGTGTCTCAGCAAATTTATTTGGGCGATTTCCGCTAAGGTCCATCGACTGCCGAGTCGCCTCCGTCTTGCCACTCCCCTGCGTCTGAGGCTGCACCTTTTTAGTTTTTCGATCCCCAGCCTTCTGGACGCTACCTCGCCCCTTGATGGTGTGTAGGCCCGACTCGACCTTGACTGGGGCCAAGATCACCTCTTCCTCACCCAACAATTCCTCCAGATCCTCCTCACTCAGCTTATTTAACAGTCTAGCTATCAGTTCTTTCTTACTCATTCTATTGCCTCGTTGCTTTCGCTCTCTGTAAATTAATATATAGATCACTAACAGACTTTAATGAAGTAGCTAAAAAATGTAATCTATCCGCCCTCTGTTGAGCATAGTTCTTTAGGGCCAATACCTTTTTAGTATAGTCATCCCCATTTGCGGCCTGTATGAACTGACTGTCCCACGAGCCGCCGTATTGTGTCTCTCTCCCACATACTTTATCCTTTAAGTGGGCACTTGCCCAGCTAGTCCGGGCTATTTCACGGTTATAGGCCCTTTGTATATGAAAAGATAGAGAGCCCAGCATAACAGCGATCTCTGCACTGTCTTCTATGCTTAATTTCTCCATCCTTTCTCTACTCATAGATAGGTAGTCAGTAACTTCCTCGCTTAGAGCCCGTTCTACATATTTTGGAAGGCCGAGACTTAGTTCGTATTCATTAAGGGCACTGTCAAGATTATTCATTCTATCTAGCGGTTCAAGATTCTGGTTTCCCATTGTTCCTCGCTCTCATTATATGGTAGTGCTATAAAGGTGAGACCGTTTAGTTTACACCACTCTTCTTTATCATTGTCTCGCTTTTTCTGATTAAGAAAGTCTTGGGATGATGTATGGAATAGGGCGTTGAACTTATAGTGTTGGGCTCCGTTAACCTCAACTACCAGCTTGATTCCATTAATAAAGAAGTCTAAATACTGGTTGACTCTGGGGCGTGGGTTTATTAAAATCTCTTCTATTATCATAGAGGTAGGAAATAGGCGATAGAGAATCTGGCGTGCTTTGGTATGGAGCTGACTGCGACTTCTTGTGTCGTGGCCGCCGTTGACAATGTCGCCCTTCAGTTTCCAGTCGCCCGTATTTCCTTCTAAGTCTCGAACTCTCAAGAGTGACTCCCTAACAGCACTGCTTGATTATTAATACATGCTATGCTTATTTGACCTTTCAGATCAAAACCTAATTTACGCTCTCTCAATAATTCTGAATTATGGAAGATTTCCCATTTAGATTTATGTAGGGGCCTAGAAATTTGGAAAGGGGAAGCATGACCTTTGCTTAAATCTAAACCTACGCATATTTGGTTACTGCCTTTTGGTAGCGTTCCTTTAAGTTCATTTTCATAAAAGTTTTGATATTCTTGCCCTGCACCTAATTCTTCTAGACTATGAAGATTGACATTAAAGATTTGAGTGACTAAACCTGTATCACCGCCAATCATCTGCCAATTTTTAGTATCTTCTCTAGCCTCTGGACTAATATAGAGATCGGTTAGTCGTCCACGATACATCGATGTAGGATTACCACAACCTCGTCGCATCCCCATTTTCATTTCAGAAACTAGTCTCTTTGAAAATTTTCCAGTCGCATGTTCATCATAAAATACAACGCTTCTATCGGTACCAGCATAAATTATAGTTTGCCAACTATCATCTTTAACTTTTTTAATAATCGAATTAGCAAGAACATCGACCATCCTCATGATCACATCTACTCGGGCCTCTCTAAGATATTTTTGTAGTATATCTACTGAGGAAGACATCTCATAGTATTGAGGCTTAAAGAGGTTATGGTCTCTTAGTATTAACCTGTGATCATCATGTAGGTAGGACAAATTAAATATATCAAAGATCTTATTATCATTAAATTTAGCATTAACTACGTCATGTATAGTCTTTACTAATGATTCTACTGAAGACTCTTTTCCACATCCAGCTTCCCATAGTAACTGACTGATAGAATCTGTTGGGATATTTACAAGCGTAGTCTTGGGTAGACGTGTCGCCTGAGCCTTCTTTGTTGTCTTGGGTAGAGGTGTCGCCTGAACCTTCTTTGTTAAATCGATCCTATCCCGAAAAGGGATAAATGGTACTATTGTGGCTGCGGCAGCAGCACCTATAAATTTTCGTCTATCAATACCCATAATCAAATTCCTAACATTTCATATACTTGTTTCTTTAAATCCTCGTAGGCATTTGGATTCGCTTCCAAATACTCCGCCACTGCTCCCAGTCCATTTATTTTTGCCTCTACATTTGGTAATTTGAGCCATGCGGCAGACCCCTCGATGATACCAAAGTCTTTAGCCATGCTAGCAATCTCATATTCATTCCATATACCTCTCCCAAATTTGACAGTACTTTCGACCTTTCCGCCCGGCGGACCAATTGCTGAATTCTCAACATTCCAGAATACATGTTGGCCAATAATAGTTTCGCCCTTCTTGAGAGGCTTAAAATGAGTCCCCCATAGTTTAACGTCTTGGGCATACTTTAATGATGTACCGCTCTTCTCAACTTTAGCTCGTCCGGCCCCAAACTTTTGAATGTTAGCCATTAGGTGAGTTATGCCAACAAGTGTGACACGATTAATGGGAAGGACATTAGAGACTTTGCGGGTAAAGCGACTCAAGACACGATTGATACCTGCAACTTCCACATCCTCCATTTCATTAGATAATTCCTGTTTAGAAGATAGGGCCGAGAATGAGTCTATTACACATACAGAATGAGGGGTATGATGTATAGCGTCACTAATAATGCCCAAATAATCTTCGCCCGATAGAATCTTGCCCATAGTAGAGCCAATTAGTTTAAAATGTTCCTCATCGAGATTCAGTCCGGCTATCCCCTCTAAGTCTCTCTTTTTAATTCGCCCCTCAACATTAGCAAAGTAACTCTTCCTCATAGAGCCATCCTCTAGTAGAACCTTTTGAGCATTACGACAAAACTGAAGCGCTAAAATCGTCTTCCCAATTTTTTCTTGACCAGTAAGAATAAACAAACATCCTTCTGGAACGCCTCCGCCAAGTGCCAGATCTATCTTGGGACTAACAGAAATTACTGGGGGCGGGTTGTCGATAATGGAGGCCGCACTCTGCAAGACCTCTCCATATTGTTTGATAATATCCTGATCACTCATCTAGTTCCCTTAATTTTGATATGATTGATTTCTTATTATTGCTGCTATCAAATGTTTTCTTCTCACTAAAATCATACTCCACCTTTTTGGCAATCTTCTGAGCCAATTCGGCCTGAGCCTTATATTCTTCAATCACTTTAATTAGAAACTTGCTACGTAATGAGAAAGTCTTCCATGACCTTTTGTCCATAAGGGCCGCTATAACTGCGTGCTCCCCGTATTTCTTGATAAGTTGGTTGGCTAACATTATCTGATATTTGTAATATTTAAGCCACTCTTCTAATTCCCAGAACTTTAAAGGCAGCTCCTTACCATCCTGCTGGGCCTTTTTTTCACATATAACCTCAGTTACATATTGGCCGCTATGAACATAACCCTCTGGACTATACCGCGATTGATAGCAGCTTTTGTCCGTCCTTTTTTTACCCATTTATTCTTCATCTTCCCTAATAGTGTGAAGAGTGTTGGCCCGCTTACCAGTAACCTTAGACTTAGCATCTCCCCGCTCCGACTCACCTCGCGTCATAATAGAAACGCCCTGATTCTTTTTCCCAGCCGTACTCTTAATAAAGTTAGTCACATCCTTTTTCTGTTGGGGAGTCTTAACATCTTTTTCCTTATAGTCAGACCACTTCGCTAGATATTTGTCTATGACATCCTCTGTCGCCCCAACAAACTCTGCAATCTGCGGGATACCGTGAACGCCCTCAGTAAATTTCTGTTCAATACAATACTTATCTACTTTATTCAGTTGTGTCAATTTAGTCTTCATTTAGACCTCCCGATCTGCATTACGTAGGTGGGCAAGATTACGTGTCTGTAGGAACATTGTATAATAGCGAAACACCTTCTCAGTTGTCTGCTTAAAATTCCACAGCGGCTTACCAGCATGTCTCATCTTCTTTTTACTACTATCTTCTGCATACATCCCAATAGGATTAAATAGTTCCCCGTGCTTCCCCCTCTTTACATAGTACTTAGTAATACTTCCCTTGACATCCTTAATAGCACAAGCTTCTGTATTATCAAATACATCATCAATTTCGTCTAGGTCTAGTCGGGAAAATCCGTGTTCATCTTCAAAGTCACCCTGCCCATCAAAAGCATATACGGAAAATTCGCGATAGATATCTTCCTCTACGCGATCCTTATCAATAATGAACATTGGTGGTGTTTTGTTCTCTTCTCTCTTTACCATTATCTCTTTCCTTTTTTGTTTGTTTCTGAATGATCATTAATGCGAGACATACCAGTTGGAAGATCATCCATTCCGCCATCCTTTTTAGTAACAAAGTCCTCACTCATTTTTTGACACTTCTCCTTACCATATATTTTGGATTGCTTATCAGCATAATGGCCCAATGTTTTACACTCCGAAAGTCCAAACGCATAGTGCGAAGACACAGCGTCCTCCGCATAATCCCTATGAACCGGTTTTGTTCTTTTGCAGTTCGGGCACTTTTGTTTGTCGGTATATTCGCTCATCGAGGAAACTATACACCAGACTTCGTCACAATTTTGGCATTTAAATGAATAGGAAGGAATTATTTTTCTCCTTAAATAAAGTAGGTCTCTTCTTCTAATAACACTAAGTATAAATTAATAGATTTCTTTCCAATATCTCATGATTCCTCATTATCTCAATTCTGGTCTTTTCGTCAATCTCATCCACACACCAATTTTTTAAATCCTCTAGACCTTCTGGACTTATATATATATCAGCCGCCGATTCCCTTGATAGCCAAGACCCGTCGCCTGCGGATATAAGCGTATGGGGAATAATCGCTGCCCTCAGCCTATCTGAAATATCATGCCATTCTTTAAAATCGACCCTTTGAGGTTGGATTATTTTCCCTTGAATCTTTTCAGGCTTTAAGAATGTTGGAATGCTAGCAGCGACCACTCCGATCCCTACGGTACGAAAGAACTTTCTCCTATGTAGCACGAACAAACCCCTTAACTACTTTATTATATGTTTCTGGATCTATATATTGAAAATCATCAGCAATAATATAATTAGCTCCGACCCCACGTATTTTCGGATCAGGTAATGGGATGTCGTTGTTAGGTGGATTTTGTATGAACCCCCCGTCTTCATCTGGACCGTATGGACATTCCATTTGAATAATAACCCAGTCATTATGACAATCCCATAAA